TCCGCATCTTAGTTGTATATAGTGTACCCATGATCTTAGCGTACCATTCATATACAGTCTAGATAGTGTCAGGCCTTCTGGGAGTACAGCTCTTGCCTGTTCTTTTGCAATTCCATTATCTATTGCCCACTGGTAGGCTTGATTTGTTTGTTCAATTATTTTTTGCTGTTGTTCTTCCCATCGTTGTTTTAATTCAACATCAGTTGTTTCTATACTATTCTGTCTATTTTTTTTATCTTGCTGTCTTGCTTCTTTTAGTTCATTACCTAAATCTGCAATAGCATATCGTTGAGAGAATTCCTGAAAAGAAAAAGAACGATGCCTTAAAATCTGCCTTGCAATATCTCTCGTTGTTTCTATCTCTAAACATATGCTAACCATTTCTAGTGGAGACCAATGCTGATTTTTAATGAGATATCTTATCAATTTTTCATTTGTTTCCGTGTTGTGTTGATTTGCAGGATTAGACACTCTTGCACAATATGCAACTAAATCTTGTATAGATTCATGATCTGACTTAGAATAACTTATTAGTTGAACCTTCATTCATAAGTTATACTATTATATTTATATCATTTTTTTTCCAAATCCTAACCATAAAGCAATGGAAATCAAACTACCTACGACAAAGCCATTACCTGCATTTGATAACGTTTTACCCATACCGTAATAAAATACCAATGGGAATAATACGTATGATATAAAAATATAGAATACCATAATTCCTATGAACGTTTGCAGTTTTTTATCCATTTATATTTCCTTTTATTATATTTTTATATATAAATGAAATATTATATAATATTTGTGATAATATTATACATCATTTATTATTATTATGAAAAAAATGAAGATTATATAACATCTATGCATACGCGAATGTTAAATAAGGATGGGTTTTGCACATTATATAACAGGGATTACTTAGAAACAGAAGATGAACCTTGTTTAAAATTAAAACAAGATGTAATGAAAAAACTTCCTAGTGGTTATATTTTTATAGATTATATATATAAAATACGTAATGTTGCATTGTCTACTTTTCATAGAGATGTAACATCTAGTAAACATATTTATAATACTGAATATCCGGTATATACCCTCATATTGTATAAATATGAAGGTGAATTATTATCAGTATGCCCTTCAAGTAACATATCATATCCATTTTGTTGGTCACATATTGTTAATATAAAGGGTAGTGCTGGAACTGCATTTTTATTCGATAGTGATTTACTACATGCCGGCTGTATTAATAATTGTAAAGAACGAAATGTTATACAATATAAATTATGTCACCAAAATGATTATAATAAATTATCACATTTACATAACACTTATACTGAAAAAGAAGATATATGTAAATTATCATTATACAATACTGTTGCAAGAAAAGCTTCTTATTATTTTGAATTTCCTATTAATTATTTATTTTATCCTTTTATGACGAAAAAAGAAGATGATAATACAATTATTGGCAAAATACAATCATATATTCCTATAAAATATTATAATAATACATAAAGATTTGTCTTTATTATATTCATGTTGACTCATAAATCTGTTATGCAATACATGGAAAGGGCTTCAATCATGAAACATTCGCCACCATCTTTTGCAAATAAAATCATGATTAATTTATTTTACGAACCTTCTACTCGTACATCTTGTTCATTCCAGGTTGCTGCATATAAGTTAGGATGCAAAGTAATAAATATAACTGATAAATATTCTAGTGTAGAAAAAGGTGAAACGCTTGAAGATACGATTAAGACATTGAATTCGTATGGAGATGTTATTGTATTACGACATCCTGAAAAAAGTGCGTTTGAAAGAGCACAATCTGTATCAAATATTCCGATCATTAATGCAGGGAATGGTAATGGTGAACACCCCACTCAAGCTCTATTAGACATATATACTATTTATGATGAATTATTAAAACATAATGTTAAGGTAGGAGACGACTACATAACAGTTACTTTTGTAGGAGATCTAAAAAATAGTCGTACGGCTCATTCGCTTATAAAAATATTAAAAAATATTCGTTTCGTACAATTGATTTTTGTTAGCCCACCTGGATTGGAACTTCGCGATGAAGATGTGATTACAAATATGGATTTACGTGAAGCAATTGGTATTACAGATGTACTATATGTCACTAGGGTTCAGAAGGAGAGATTTTCATGTGAACAAGAATATCGGGATATAGTTGATCATTATGACGAATATCGTGTAACTCCTGACTTGTTAAAATATGCCAAACCAGAAGCAATTATTATGCACCCGTTGCCTCGCGGCGACGAATTATCTGTAAGCGTTGATTCTGACCCACGTGCTGTTTATTTTAAACAAGTTGATAATGGTGTCTACATGCGCATGGCAATATTGGAAAGTATTTTTAATCCGTGAATGTAGAGAAAAATTGAACAATTTGAATCTTGTAAATGGTTTGTAAAGATGTCAATTACAAACTATTTCGGAAAGCCTCGCACGAAATATGTGCCGTACAAGAGCCCTTATACGTTTGAACATTTGCCAAAGAATAAATACGATAGAATCATGGTAGTTAAGGATAGTATAGGTACTCGTATTCAACGTTGGACTGGAAATTATCCACAACCTGACGAAAATACAAAATATGATATATCATCTGTAGTATCTAAGTTGGCTAATATTAAAAATGCCAATTTCATGAATGATTTGAATATAAGTACATACATTATAGATGTAATGTATGGTGATTCACACGGACAAAAATTACACGAAAGATATAAATTTCCGTTAACAAGTATAAATATATTATTTAATAATTTTCTGAAAGAAATAATTGAATGGATTGAAGAACCATTTTGGAATTTATTTGAAATATTACCACCTATAAATATGTTTCAAATACTCATATTAAAACAATCAGATACAGATAAACGCGCCGAACACCTTGAAAAAATGATTGCCTCATTGTGTGAAGATAATTTATCTTTAAACAATCGTATCAAAGCATTAGAACAAAGATACGAAAACTATTATCATATACCTGTCGCGGAGGCTGTATCAAATGATTACTCGCTTCCGAAATAGCCGCCTTTTCCTATCTTGAAATCGGTGAGCCTCGTGATAATATCATCCTTATCTCTCATAATCTCCTTAATGACATCCTTGATAGAAATCATTCCGATAAACTCATTATTTGAGTCATCAATTACCAATAGATGCCGAATATCCTTAATCAGCATCTTATTCATACACTGTTCCAAAGTATCATTTTTCTTTGCAATAATAATATTGGGTGTGTAGGTACAAATATGCTTCACCCAAACACATGAATCATCTTTACCTAAGGCAGCAACCTTGTTGATATAATCGCGCTCTGACAATACACCTGCTACCTTATTTTGCGAGTCCGTTACGGCAAGGCATCCAATATTGAATGTGGAAAACATTTGTACTGCCTTTCTTGCGCTATCTTCTTCACTAATCTTGAAATCAATCTTGTGATAGCAAGAATTTTTAAATACGGATAATGCCGTAACTTGATTCACCGTTGAAAAAAAACGAGTCCGAATCATTACAACTATATGTAATTATTATTTTATATTATTTTATTATAATGTATTTGCGTTTTGATTATTATTTTTCTTATTGGGTATTCACTTGGTATTTATTATATGAATTTAAAATAACAACTTACAATCCTAAATTTGGCCTTGATGTAGCATTAATTGAGAATTTTATAGTATTATTATTAATGTTTTATTATAAAAATTCTTTTCTTTACATATTTCTTGTATGTTTAGGTATTGGACTATTTAAAATAATTCCGTTGTGGAGATTAAGATATACATCAATTAGATGGAGAGATCTATATATGACATTTTCACTATTTATTGTTTATATTTTATGGTTAATTATCAATCATTTTGATTTCAAACAAAATACGAACGATGCATATAATAATATAAAAAATAATAAACCAAGTACACCCTTTGCAAAAGATGTTGATGAAATTATAAAATTGATCAGTAAATAATTCATTTCTTTATTACAAAAATGAAGTGTGCTACCAAAGATCGTAATCTTAATCCTTGTCGCGGTAATGCCGTTAATGGAAAATTCTGTAAAATTCATCATTATATGACTGAATATACTGATGAAATGGTTGCTCAGGCTAAGCCGTGCGGTACTTGCCGAAAAACACATTATATGGGTGAATACAATACGTGTCAAACTTGTCGTGAACGAGGATCGTCGCTACGAGAGAAAAGTAAAGAAGTCGTCATATTATGTGCCAAAAAAGGTTGTGCATTTAAACAATCTGAAAATAAATATTGCGGGAAACATCAGCTGTATATGTTCTTGGATGAAACTGAATCTTCTGGAATGAATGCGTGTGTTAATGCTGTACGCGGTTGTCGCGAGACGATGGATCCGTCATACAAATTTAGCCGATGCCAAGAATGTTTGAAGAAGGATCGGGAAAAGGACCACGAAAAGCGCGGCGTCGTGGTTGTTGGTAAACAATGTACTGTATGTTGCAAAGAATATTCTGCGGACATGTTTGAAGGAGCACGTGGTGCTACTCTGACATGTAAAAATTGCAGAGATGCAAATAAACGTGCGGATGAAAAACGCGATGTAGAACATGTAAAAGAATTGGCTCGCGCAAATGCCCAGAAACCCGAACGTAAAGAGGTAAAGATTGCATGGAGAGAAGGAAATTACGAAAAAGTTGCTTTGTATTGTTTGAATCATCGCCAAAAAATGATTGAAGCAGACTTAGATGGTTATCACGAACACAATGCAGAAATGATGAAAGCGTGGCGTGATAAAAATCCGGAAAAAGTGAAAGTAGCGAATCAAAAAAGATGTGAAAATATAGAATATGCTTATGGAAATTACAAACGAACTGCTGAATTAAAACAATTAGATTTTGAACTTTCAGAAGAAGAATTTAACAAAATAGTAAAAACTGAATGCAGCTATTGTGGAATGATGCAAGAGAAAGGTTTTAATGGAATAGATCGGGTTAATTCTTTGGTTGGATACATTCCTGGAAATTGTGTAAGCTGTTGCGCCATGTGCAACTATATAAAGGGGTGTATAGATAAATACGTATTTCTACATAGAATAGAACATATTCTCACATATAATAAATTTGTAGATGGTACTTTGTTTCCAGAAGCATTCAAAGAATATTTTAAAACTCATAATGCCAAATACCAAATATACGTTAATAGTGCTCAAATTAAAGGTTTACAATTCGCATTAACTAATGAATCGTTTAATATGATAATATCAAAAAATTGTTATATATGTGGTAAAACAAATACAAAAACCCATCAGAATGGTTTAGACCGAATTAATAGTAATGAAGGATATATTGAATCAAATGTGCACTCGTGTTGTGGAAATTGTAATTATATGAAAAATAATTATACTTATAAAGAATTTATGGATAAATGTATGATGATTTATAATCATAATAAAATAGAAAATGTTATTATTGGAAACCAGGTTATTGAAAATAAAGTCGTTGAAATCCAATATATTGAGAATGAAGTAAAGGAAACGCGTAATATTGTAAAAGGTAATAAATTGTCAGGCGAAGATCGTAAAGAAAAAAATAGATTGTATAAACAAAGGCAACGTGAACGCCTTATAGCAAAGTATGGAGATGAAGAATATAAAAAAATGCGTGCAAAAGAAATCGCTGAAAATCGTAGAAAAAATAGATAATGCATGTATGTCATCATTTAGTGTTGGTCAGCATATTGAATATAGTGAATTAAAATAATTGTATATACAAATATTTTAATATAAACAAATTTTTATTACTTTGTATAAGTGTACCAACAATGTACGAATGTTGGTCAGCTAGTTACTATAAGCCAGGCCTCCCATTCCGCTCATAATACGTAAGACGTTATAATTGCGAGCATAGACTCGGACCTTAGCGGTGTTGGTGCCCGAAACGGTGGCGTTGGACAACACAAGCTGAAGAGTTGCGTTATCAATGCGCGAGAAGTTGCACGAACCAGATGGCTGATGCTCCTCAGGGCGAAGAGCAAACGAGTATACGTTAATACCAGTGTCTGGGGCGCGGGTGTGGTGCTGCCATGGCTGTACCTGGTCAAAGTAGGTGCCCTCACGCTCGGAGAAGCGATCCTGGCCGTTAAGCTGGAGCTTAGCAGTGACAACTGGGTTCTCGCCCCAGCAGTGCATGGAAAGGGAAGTCTCGGCAAGAACGAAGGTGCCAGCATCAGATACACCAGATTCAGTAGAAGGTGATGTACGAATCTGGCCTCCACCACCCCAGGTCTCAGATACATTGCCGAAAGTGGCAGTGACAGAACCAGCGCCTGCATCTTGGAATAAACCAGATGCATTGATGAATGCATTGGTGCCTTCAGTAGCAGCATCAGAACCAAATGCCTTGATGGAGTTAGGGAGAGCATCAATGGCGTCAGTGTAGTTGAATGGCTGAGCACCAAGAGCATTGAAGAGTACAGTGCCACTTGTAAGCGACGAGCAATAATCAACATTCTGATCTGGCTGTACTACCCAAATGATTTCCTTGCACGGGTGGTTGAAGTTAAGGCGGATCTTGTTGGACGAAGAACCAACCGACTCTGCGCCAGTGTACTGCAACTGCTCAATGAGGTACTCATGAGGATTCTGTGCCATACGTCTGCGCTCATCAGTGTCAAGGTATACGTAGTCTACGTACAAGGAGGCGGCAACAAGTGATTGAGCATATGCCTGGTTTACCTTAGCACCGCCTGCAGCAAGCGACGATACTGCGAACAAACACTCATCAATCGCGCGAATATCAAGATTAATCTTGACCTCGTGGTATTGAAGAGCAATCAATGGGAGTGCAAGACCAGGGTTGTTGCAGAACCAGAAAAGAAGAGGAACGTATAAGGTGGTTTCAGGAAGAGCACTGCGAGGAGCACATACCTGGCGAGGAGCACTGCTGTCGCAAGGACCATCTACTGGAGAGAAAGAAGGATCGGTCAAAAATGTAAGCTGGGTAGTCTGGCCAACCATCTTGTTGTAGCCAGCCTCCTGGTTCTTGTCAAGAGTAAGCTGGTTCCAGATCTGCATCCAGTCACCATACTGCTTGTCAATTCGCTGACCACCAATCTCAACCTCAACGTCGTCAATGAGCTGATGGCCAGGGAAGTCAAGCCAGCGAGCATATACACCTTGGTCAGTAGAACTTTTCAAGGTCTGGTCAATCTGAGGAAGAGTTACCTGAAGGTAGGTGCGGTAAGCAAGATCACCGTTGCGCGAAATAGTGCAGGTTACACGACGACCGAAATCAGCCTGGCCGTTGAAAGTCTGCTCAATAGACTCCATCGCAAAGTTTGTGTGGCGTCTGTAAGTAACTTTCCAGAAAGTAATCTGCGGATTACCAGTAAGATAAATATCTTGAGCGCCATAAGCAACTAACTGCATTAGACCACCTCCCATTATATAATATAGTAAAAGAAAAAAAATTTATATTTTACTAATTAAATTAAAAAAATATATATTAAAGTATTTATTTTATATATATAAATGAATCATAAACAAGATATTACGTTAGATCTACTATATAATGCAAAGGTTAAATACTTTAATAATAAATGTACCATTTTAATTCCTAAATTAAACAAACAAATTGAAGAACTACAAGAGTCTTTGACTAAAGAGAATGAAAATGACGTAAAGAGTAAAATACATGAAATTGAAAAAAAAATACAATACATTGTAAATGAGAAAAACAAATATTATCT